TTTTTTTTTTATAGAAATTTTGGATTCAATTTTTCAGAGACCACTTTTTCGCGTTTGGTTTAAAATAGATATACCTCGTGACAAGTCAAAATTTTCGCGGAGTAAAAAATCATCGTAAATTTTAAAAAAAAATTTTTTTTTCACAAGTTCGGAACACTTGATTTTAAAAACCCTCGAAAAAAAAATATTTTTTATAAGAAAAAATTATCGAAAGTTCATAATAAAAATAAAAAAAAAGACTTAAAGCTTTAAAACATGTATACCATATAACAATGTCTCTCGAACAAGATTACACTACTGTACCTGGTCAACTTTACGCGTGTCTTTCTGTTGTCGGTCCAGAAGCACCACAAAAAAACGATAAGTTTGGTATCAAGATTAGAGGTGCTTTTGCAACTCGCGACGAAGCGGCTTCGCACGCGAAACGCCTTCAAAAAGAAGATGCAACTTTTGATATTTATGTCGTTGATATGTACAAATGGCTTTTGATTCCACCAGATACCGCAAAGATTGAGGATGTTCACTATACGAACGAAAAGCTAGAGGAACTTATGTCAGGATATAGAGAAAACCAAGCACTCGCTGCAAAGATGTTCGCTGAGCGAAAGTCTGATATGATGTCTGTTAAAGCTGGTGGTACCGAAACGTTTATTAAACCCGGTGATGAAAACTCGAAGTATTACACGAAACCGGATGAATCACCTATCAGTCACCCAGCTGAAATTCTCGAGCGTCTCAAAAAGGAAAAACCGGATACACCAATGGAAGAACTCGTCAAGGAGGCTGATGAAATTGTCGCTAAAGAGATGGAAGATGTTCGTTTGAAACGCGAAGCGGAATTTAAAGCGGTGCGCGAAAAGGAAGCAAAAGAGAGAGGGTTTAATTCCGTCGAGGCTATGGAAAAGTTTGACACTGAAAAAGCTAAAGCAGAAGAAGAAGAAGCAAAATCTACGGAAGGACAGGTTACCGAAGAGAGTGGTGGTAATACCGGTGAAGAAGATGAGGTAACTTCTGAAAATAAGGAAAACGTCGAACCGTAAAATAAAATTTATACACTAAATGTAAGTATGTTGACTATATCACATAGACTTTTAATAAACATAGTCACCATTCTTATTTTGATTAATTTATTTTTGAGATGGTATAGAAAAAATCAAAAAAATAAATCAGATAACAATGATTTAGATGATGTTTTTGTTACAGCATCCGATGTAATTAACGATAATACCAAAGATCCACTTATAGTCAGTAGAGCTTATTTTACTGAACCACTCGAAGGTCCTATGGGTGATTTTGAAGGTCGTCAAACACCTTCAGATTATTTATGGATAAAAGGTAAATCTATCCAGGCCTGAGAATGACTGGTTGCATGGTCTTACCCATGAAAAACCCTAACAAAAATGCGACAAATATTATTATATACCCCGTTTTATCTAAATTTGCAAATATATCGTCTTTCGCTTTTTTTGTTTGTGCTTGTTGTTGTAGCATGAAATCTGGCGGTGGTTGATGATAATAGTGGTGAGGTGGTGGTGCATAGTATTCTTTATCTTCGTTATTTTCTATCTCTTCTTCATCATTTTTATCGTTAAGGTTCATATCAAACTCTCTGGCGTTATATTCTATAGGTGTACCAACTTCGGCTTCCATTATATAAAGATAATTCTATTTTTTTAAGCTCATTATTACTCACTTTCACTTTCACTTTCACTTTCACTTTCACTTTCTTCTTCATAATAGTCTTCGTCTTCGTCGTCTTCGTCATCGTCGTCTACTACAAAATCCTTTAGATTACCATTTTCGTCGGCGTCTGAGTCATATTCATAGTCTTCGTCGTCTTCGTCGTCTTCTAAGAAATCCTCGTCGTCTGTTTCTAAGAGATCTACATCTGAGTCGTACTCGTCTTCTTTATAATCATCTTCGACTTCTTCGAAGAGTTCTAATCTTTCTGGAACTTTAGATAATCTACCTGAACGCGTTCTCTTGTTCATTATAACTTATAATTAGACAATTCTTTTAAGTATTTTACTCGCTGTATTTCGTTTCTTGTGTGTAGTTCATTGAAATAAGCAAGTAGTTTAATGGTTAAAATGTTTATTTCTTCCTGTACACCTGTATCACCTGCAACGGAACTAAGACTTATTTCGTCGAGATTATTTACTGCTCTATTTAAAAACTTTTTAGACGATTCGACGTTCTCGTTATACTCTATAGCCATGTTAATATTGACTAAAAAATCTTTGTAAGCACTCTGGTTTATACCCGAATACTTTATAGATTCTTTGACGAGACTTTTTATTTTATCTGTATCCATTTTTGGTTTAATTAAAGAAGATGTAACGTATACGACTAGAATTAATAATAGTACATGTAACATTATTCTATAATTTAGTAAGTATTTTATCTGTGAGAACATGTATGCGCGTTCTACACTTACACTTTTGTTCAATTTTACCGTTTAAAATTTGAAACGGTACGTTTCTCGTGAGACAATCTTCGCAAGTATACGAGCTCGATATTGAAAAAAGTTTTACCTTCTTTCTTTCTATATTTGTTATGGGTACATCCTTATTTTTGATAACGTGTTTTTTTATGAACGTAGTGAGAAGTGTTTTAACTTCTTCTGGGTTTTTATTACCTGTATTTTCTATCTTTTTTGTTTTTCTTTCGGTGTATTTATCTATTTTACCGTCTTTGTAGAGTTTATTGAGTATAGATGGTGGTAATTCATGTCTTCTCCCTGTAAAATCTTTACAGAACCCGTAAAACCTTCCTTTCATGGTTTCACAGTTACAAAAACACTTTTGTGATATGTTTCCGTTAGATATACTGAACCACACGTGGTTTGAGTTATGTGACCTTTTGAGATTCTCACAGTAGTGTGACGTCGTAGAGACGAGAAACTGGTTTTTGTGTTCGTATATTTTAGTAATATTAGCCATACTTTGACCCTCGAGGTGTTTTCTTACGAACTGTTCTATGTTTAATAGAGCTTCCTGATCTTTGAACTCATTTTTTAATTGGTTAGCTGTAAACTCACCTTCTTTTTTTACACTTGCACCTTCTATAGTGACTGGGTCTGTTCTTTCGGTACGAAGTGTGGCCATGTGCATAATTTTGGTATTCGCGATGTGTCCTTCTATCGCTTCTAGCATGCTAAAAGGTCCACACCTATAAATAAAAATGGGTCTGTATTCACCCTGAACTTCTTTACCTGTATTGTTACATAATGTACACCCCTGACCGGAACACGCTTCGTGTTTACCTTTTTTGTGTGACCATGGCATTCTAAACCCACTTCCCTTTGTTTTTCTTTGTGAACTTCCATATACGGAAGCGTCTACTATATCATTCCACTGTTTCGAACCATAGGCTAAATTAAGTGTATTAATGATATGTTGTCTTAGAGCGATAGCGGAAGATCTATCAACGACGAAATCTGGCCAATTAATGTGTATACCCGTTTTTATGAGATACCCTGCGGGTTTGGGTTCCGCTACAGAAATGAGTGCTTCTTTACCACCAAACTTTTTTACCTTATCACATATTAGTTTACATACACTTTCGACTTCACTAAATGTCATTTCATCTTCGTCTTTATAGTCTAGATCGATGAAAAAGTTATAGTTTTCTGTCTTTTGTTCGACAACGAATATCTTTTCACCTGAGTTGTATGCTTCGACATACTTTTCGTAAAAATCATTCAATCTATCAAATGGCACGGAAAGGACGCCACCGTCCATGAGCACATGTGATAAATTGGTTCCGTTAGAGAATCCTTGTTCTCTACACCATTGTTTAAACATACTTACCAACTATTAGATTTATTTTTTTATATTAGTCTTCATCGTACTCGTGGTGCCATATAGACCTTCTATACGATACTTCCGGGTACTCTTCCTGTTCTGATAAAGACTTTTTTAATACTAGAAGTTCATATACTTTATCTTCTACGTGATTTTCGACGTATTTTTCCGCCCTTTTGGGTGTATACCCGTGTTTATCTACGAGAATTTCTTTTATCTGATGAAGAATGTAAGCTTTCGACTTCATTATTTACTTTATAGAAAAGGTTTTTCTATTTAGAGAAGTCACACACGCGTAAAATTCCGGGTTATTCAGAACGTTTTTAACTATTCTATCCCATTGTTTTTTCGTATTAAACTCCGTGAGTGTTTCGAAACTCATAAAATCGTTTTCATCGTGTGTTCTCTTGATGGGTTGTTTTTGTAGTTTTTTCATAATTGTTTTTTGTTTTTCTTCGTTAAATTTTCGAACGAGTTCGATTTGTTCTTGGTTTGTGTAGTTTACAAATAAGACGAATACGTTATACTCGAGTTCAACACCAGGACTCTCTTTTACCGTAAACTTATAGTCTGTGTATTCTCCTTTTTTGAGAGAAACGACCCCCCTGGTTTCTTCTTCAAGTTCTCTCAAAGCGGTCCTTATGGGGTTGGGTATTTCTCTTCGCCTACACCCTCCGGTGACGAATATCCAATCTTTGAACCTTCGATCCCGGACAGTGAGAAACTTTGGTTTATCACCCGTAAACGTTACAGGAATAGCTATAGCTTTGTATTTTTTCATTGCTCATTAGCAAGTTATAATTGAGCGAGATGATTATTTTAGGGAATCTTCTTCACTAACTTTAATTTCTTCAATTTCTTCTTCATCTTGGGTTTCTTTTACGTCTTCTTTTTTACAAAAAGAGACTGTTTGTGAAGTTTGTGGAGTTTGTGGAGTTTGTGGAGTTTGTGGAGTTTGTGGTGGTCTGGATAAAAAACTTGTAAGTTTTCCGTTGAACCCTTTAACTTCTTCGAGGTCTTTTTTAGCTGTTTTGAGTTCTTTATACATGTAAACTGATGCAATTACACATACTATCACAGCGACTATTATACCGGTTTCTCTATCGAACGTGAACATATTATACTAAAAGTACTAATCATGTTTTTAAGTTGATATAATCGCACCCATATGAACACGTTTTTCTTTGGGGCACTCGTATCCCTGTTGAGCAAATTGAATCTCCTGGTAGTGTCCCTCTTTACACTCCGCATTTTGAGCTGGTTGTTGTTTAGAGTCGACGAGGTGATTCAAAGTACCTGATTTCGGATCATACGTTATTATAAAAACGAAAGCTGTTAAAAAAATGAGTTGCCAAAACATTTATAATAAGTGGCTAAATTAAATTGTTTAGTTGGAATACATCAAACCACCCATACCGTTTTCTATGCGGAGGACGTTGTAGTTGACGGCGTATAAAGTCTCATCGAAGTTTTTGTTATCGGAAACGATTCTCGCCGAATCGAGTCTACTGAAGTTGAGGGACCCGGTTGGTTGGAGCTTAGCTGTATTGAGACAAAATGGTAAGAGAATTGTGGAATGATTTTGAGCTGTACAATACCCATAATCTGTGTGATACCAGAATGGGGTTTCTACAAAGTGTGGTACGACAGTTTTATAATCTCCTACATCTACACCGTTTATTTGGAGTTTGAGTTTTGTTCTATCTGAAGTGTCTGCCATATCAGTAGAAGTTTTGGAAACTAAGTATTTTATTGGGTGATTAAATGGTAATTCTTGTATTTTGGAATTCGAAGGAATGACTTTTTGAACTTGAGTAATGAGCATATTTTGTGGTGCGGAAGACAAGGCCGTTCTTTCATCTGTATCGAGGTGAATGAATTGGGCATAAACTTCCGCATCGGATGTAGTGGTACCACCCCATGTAATTCGTAATTCAACATCGTGGTATTGGAGTGCGATCAATGGTAAAGCCGACTGAGCGTCTTCACAGAACGAAAATCGGAGTGGATAAAAACTTTTTGGTATGACTGGTTCCTGTTTAGATTTAGAAGCTGTTTGGGATACAACTCTTTCTGCGTGTAATGCGGAAAATGTATAATCTTGTTCGTCAATAACTTGACCACCTATTAAGATTTCAACTTTCGAAATACGATCAGACCAATCGGTAATGTTACCGGCTCGGTTAGCAACGTAGACATACCCAAGCATGTCCCCCTTTCTTTCGAAGCGGACGGTGGACATACCATTGGCACTTGGGTTGCCCTGGATAACTTGTCTTTCAACAGTTTGGGCGAAATTCGTGTGACGTTTATAGTTAGATCTAAAGAATGAAACTTCGGGCTGACCGACGAGGTGCGCGTCTTGTGCGCCTATAGCAACGAGTTGAGCAATACCTCCAGACATATTTTATATTATAGTAAGGTTTTATTTTTTTAAATTACGAAAACCCGATTGCATTCATATAAATGTTTCCGTAAAGATTCGATAGGGTCATGAGTGCGTGTTTATCTTGGGTGACTGATATATCGGATGTCATGGCATAAAAGTTGACGTTTGTCATGGCGGATGAAATGTTTATGTCACCTCCACTCGCGAGTATAGGTATAACGATCTGTGCACCTGTTATGAGATTGGAGAATACGAGATTCGAAACGTCGGTTGTAGAGACGACGAGTGGTGCTGTTCCATAGGTTTTTTCTTTTGCATCGACTGTTATAGTACCCGAAGCTATTGAAGCTGATATGTCTGTGTTGGTTAATTTAATATTCTGTGAAGTTGTGTTCCCTGAAACTGATATAGTATTTGCTGTGATAGCGTTTGATTCTATACCTTCAATTTGAAGTACATTAGAAGTTACATTTGATCCTGATGCTGAACTTACAATATCGTCTAAACCAAACGGTGATACTGCTATGGTTAATTCACCTAGAGTAATGTTATTCGCGGAAATGTTACCTCCAACCGTGAGTACATTGGAACCGTATGTATTTATTATCAAATTTGAACCAATGAATACGTTTGCACCTTGTTCGGTTATGTTTTGGATCGACGAACCACCTTGACCCCCAGAATCATAAATTTGACCGGTTGTCGTATCGTATGATAGAACGTTTCGTGTTGGGGATGCGTAATTTGGATCGAGTTGTATTGTATCTACTACAAAAAACCCGTTTTTGGAGCCTGATGTTAAAGATTGTAATGTAATCTTATCATCGAATGCGATGTTTGAAGTTATTTTTATACCGGCTGTTGTATTTTCAAACTGGACGACGTTGGATGTTATGTTACCTTCATCGACAACACTCGCTAACGTTGGTGTTGCCGTTTGTATACCCGAAAGTTGGGAACCATTACCGAACAAGTAACTTGCCTCAACGTTACCATATACATTCAAAGTGAAATCTTCACCTTGTTTTATAGTTATATCAGAATCACCTGCGTGATTATCGGTAAAACCTATAGCAAACTCTGTTCTATTTTGGTCGTACCCTACGTATACATTATCTGTATCAGATGGACGTGCAAGTAATAAACCAGAATCTACTGAAGCTGATGCATCGCCAAGTTGAATAATTGGATCTTTAACAACGAGATTTTCGGTGTTTACGGTTGTTGTTGTACCACCTATGAGTAAATTACCCGTAATTTCGGTATCCCCTTCAACGCGTAATTCATAATCACCGAGTGTGGGGGTACCTGTACCTATATAAATAGTGGAAGCACTTATAGTATTTGAACCCGCAATTGTTCCATACATGTTCGTAGCAACAACATTATCAGCGACAACGTTACCATTCAAAGTAATGACATTTGCAGTATTTCCAACAACATTACCATTCAAAATAATGACATTTGCAGTATTTCCAACAACATTACCATTCAAAGTAATGACATTTGCAGTATTTCCAACAACATTACCATTCAAAGTAATGACATTTGCAGTGTCTCCAACAACATTACCATTCA